GCCCGGATCGACTTTGTAATGCGTCTCGATATGTTCCTGCGCCATGATGGGCTCACCGGCAGCAACCCGGCCACATCACGCTGACGTGTCTGCATATCGGTGATGGTGTCATTCGCTTGCTTCAGGTTACTGGTAGCGGTGTCACGCTGAGCTTTGTAGTCAATGGCATTGCCCCGGTAGTAGAGCGCAAACGCAGTCGAGGTGGCGATAGCGACGGTAATCAGTAGCGCGAGCGCCAGTAGCAACTTAGCCTTTAAGGTCATCGACACTCTCCGCCAGACACAATGAGCGCTCCATGTCTCGCCGGTTCATCAAGCCCCGCCATTTCATGCCACCGGCATACACCCAGCGGCGGAGTTCTTCACATGCACCATCAACATCACCTGAGTTCAGGCGCTTTAACAGAGTGGATTTGGAGAACGCGCTGGAGCCAACGTTGTAGGTGAAACTGTAGAGGGCGGCACGCTGATATTCCCCCAGCGGAACTTTGACCAGGCCGTCTACCGACTTCTTAACCGGCTGCAGGTCATTCCACAGCAGACGATCGCATTCCTGGTCGGTGTACCTTTTTCCTTTGATGATGTCGGTGCCGGTGTGACCATCGCAGACAGTCCAGACGCCCGCCACATCTTTGTAAGGCTCGTACACCCTGCCCTCTACCCCATCCTTACCGCCGAGGAATACCGTAGCGATAGCCATAGCTCCGCCACCCGCGACAGCAATAAGCTTATTGCGCAGGCTGTTTGAGATAGCCATGGGTTATTCCTCGTTGATGTCTGGTGCAGTAGGCCAGCGCTGAAGGGCTTTGATTTGCGCAAGGGTGGCCTTGCGCTTGTAGTACCAGTTGATGCCGAGCGTGAACAGCGCGACCAGAATGCCGGCCAGGACGCCTACAGCACTCCATTCATCGGGACTAAGCCGGGTCAGCAGACCATTGGCGATTGTCCCGGCAGATGCGCCATAAGCTGCGCCTGAAGCCAGTTTGCTCATATCGATACTCATAACACCTCCGTGATTACGGTCGGTGCTGCAGGTAGTCAGAAGAAAAGAGCGCTCCTCCCCATCACAGCAATGAGGGTCATCAGATTTAATTTTGGGAGGGCGCTAAACGAAAAAAGGCCGCCTATCGGCAGCCTTCTGAAAAGTTGGAATGTTTAAATGCTAATGTTTTTCGTTGCATGACCGTTTAATACGCATAATTCACATAGCGCTGAGGGATCATGAAAAAGCTATTAGGATTTATCATTCTCGGGTTTTATATATTTTTTGTGAGCTTTTGCGGCACCTTTGCTGCGTTTGTTGCCACTGCTGCGACCAGACAAGTACTTGATGAATGCCGAATGCCTCAATTCAGCTCTGAACAGCTTGGAGCTATCGCTAAATCATCGGCAATATATGGGCTGTGCCTGGTCTGGGCCGTAGTTGTAGTCAGCATAGGAACGGTATTGCTGAAGAAATTTATCTGGCCGGCGTTAAGATTTTTAGGTCTCAAGATAAGATACTTTTTCCATGGGTATTAATCTGAACGCTTACTGATTAGATTCCATGATTCTCTTGCAGACTAGCTATGATAGCCACATTGAGTTGTAGCGACGAAGGATTTGTGCATAGTTGCCGAAATTATCAAACTTTGGCCTTCTTATCGAAGAAGTTAAAAACAACTATCCCATGGAAGGGATATTTTTTCCCTTATACCCTGCAGCGGATATTAAAAAAGCCCCGCCGACTGGTGAGGTCGCGAGGCTCTCTAGCATCCACATTTATGCAACTGACCGGTAAAGCCGCGATCTGTTCGCTTCACTTCCCGATCATGCCGCTAATTTGCCAGGTTACCTGCCCTTTGTCTTTGTCATTTCGTGCTATTTCGTATATTTATGCGGCTACTTTAGGAATCTCCTTCTCCATTTCTCGCTTAATTGCGTAAAACATTTCTCCTTCAAGGATATCCATCGCCCATTCCATCCTGTTCCGGGCTTCCTTGGGTGAGATGGCGCAGTAATAAATCAGCGATGAGCCGATGTTTTGCACGCTCTTGCGTTTGCAGTAGCGTAATCTGGCTACGTTTCGAAGCGGGTTATCCCTACCGAACGTCTTTACCATGACAGATTCAACAAAGGCGGCATCATCGGATTCTTTGGCGAGAGCAATGATGTTTGCCGTTGATGACTGAGGAATAAGCAGGTCACGCGCCTTGCGAAACAGCTCTTCACCTCGCAGCCCTTCACAATGCAGCTGTGACACGATTTTCTCTATCTGCCTGCCCTTCTGCTCGCTCCATTCGCATCGCATCATCAGCCGGCCAATCACGTTCACCTCTGCACGGTCGTAATCTTCTCCGCCCAGGTGATCGCCCCACACGCCCAACAGATGCCTTACCCACGCCTGCTGTGATTTGTTGATGGTCTTCCAGCCATTACCGAATAACCGGCGCATATCGGCCGCGCTACGTACACCTGAAAGCCTGACGATTTGCTGATAGTCACGCTCAATGCGCATGCTTAACCCCCATCATTTTCGCCGTGTTGCGGATTATCCGGTAGTTGATCTCATACATGCCGCGCATCTTTAGGATGTGTAGCCTGAGCCACTTCTCTCTGAGGTATTGGGTCATGCTGCACGCTCCTGCATGTATTTCTCGAACCAGAACACAATCGGGCACGCGGTGACCTTCACTTGACCGAATCTTTCAGCAGTGCGAAAGTTGACGCTGTATTGCCTGGCTCGCTCAGCCTGCTCGGCAATCTGCTCTCTGAACACCTCCAGACTGAAAGTCGCCTTGAAAAGGTTGCAGGGTGCGCATGCCGGGAAGAGATTTTCCATGACGTCATTTTCTGGCCGCCAGTGCTCTCCTGTGGCTATTGTCCGGCGCGTGCCATCCTGACGGCGCGGTCCGAATTCCCACTTGCGTAATGCTGCCTCTACGTGGTCTGCGTGCCACCCTTTCTCGGGTAATTCACAGCCGCAATATGCGCATTGACCACCGAATTTCATGCGAAGAATGCTTCGTTGTTTGGGTGTTAGCTTCATGCCGCTTCCCTCTGCTTTACCAATTCACGCAGCAAAGCCCTGTAACGCGCCCGGAGGCCGTCCAGCTCTTCTCTGGTGTATCGGTGAGGTTCGTTGTTTGATTCGAGCGCCAGAACGCGCTGAAGGCCGATTTTGGTGATGAGGTTGATGCGATATGGGCTGATGTTGCCTGACTGGTGCGTATTGCACGCACTGCACTGGCTGTGAACATTGTCCTCGTTGAAACGTAAATGCGAAGCCGCTGCAGTTGTCCGAAAGTGCCCTGCGTGATAGCTGACTGCTGTTGTGCTGCCACAGCTGATGCAGATATTCCCGTCCCGCGCCCGGATGTAATCGTTGAATGCACGCTGGGTCATGTTCACCCAGTGGCTTAACGGCTTAACATCGGCTTTACGTTTGTTCCATGCCGCGCGCTGCTCTTTCTCCAGGCGCTTTTGCTTGCGCTCGGATATCTGGTTAGCGAGTTGGATGGCACACTTGGGAGAACAGACGGTCTGGAGGCTATTGCGGGGGATAAACTTTTCAGGACAGCATTTGCACTTCTTCGGCTTCGGCGGTTTGATGCCTTTAGCCATCACTTTCTCCTGTCATGTCGAAGTTCGGATCGGCCAGTAGCCATAGGTCGAGACAGCAACCACAGGCGTAGACTTCGGTATCCTGCAGCTGAGTTCCACAGCCAGCGCACACAGAAGCAGATGGCTCGCCAGCGCCAGTAGGCTGACTTGATTGGCTGGTCCCGTTCGTGGTCTTCATAGCGGCGATCTACCTCGCAGTTTTCGCAGTTGGCCCCGTAGTGATACTTGTCTTCTGAAGTCAGAGTTATGTGGCAGCGGCAGCAGCGTTCACGCATTGGCTTTCTCCTGCTTATTTTTGTAATAAACAGCCCATCCGATAGCGTCGATTTTCTTCCTGCCTTTCGCATCGACCAGGTAGATGCCATCGCTGCAGGCATGCTCTTCGTTGACCTGCTGAATTAGCATTTCCAGCTCTTCGTATGTCAGCGAAGTCAGCTTGTGCCTGTCATATCCGAACGTTTTGATTTTCATCTTCAGCTCCACATTGGGTTTTTATACTGCCGGCTCGGCTTTGGCTCTTCCCGGAACTCAGGCAGCAAGGCGCTCACCAGCCAGAGGCGCGGGTCTACTGATAGAGTCTTCTGAGTTTTGATATTGCGGGAGGCGTAGCGGGAAAGGAGTTCGGCGGCGGTGTCGGTGTCTACAGGGTCATGCACGAACCATGTCATTCGCATGAGCACCCCTTACTGTTGCCAGCAGACTATCCAGCATCGCCATGTTGTAGCTGCGGCCAAAGCCCATGTTTACCGTTCCCATGCGGTACTGGTAGTCATTGTCGGTATTGCCAAACCGCTGACGTTTTATCTTGCTGCTGTCGGTCATGTCGTGAAGAGCTACAGCCACGTTTTTTCGCTTAGCTGAGGCCATCACGCAGGCGCGGTCAGTGATTTCTTTAGAGGTGTGCCATTCGCCATCAGACAGCACATCCAGAATTGCAGTGGTTAACTTACTCATCTTGTTTGTCCTTCAGTTTCTGGTACTCGGAGTCAGCGGGGATAGTCAGCGTCAGGCCAAACTGCGCACACCACCGCTCAACCTGATTCAGGAAGAAATGCATCTCGCCTGTATCAAGACTGGATGTGTGCCGGGGTTCCCATGTGCTGACCTTCTCGCCAGTAACAAAGTCGGTGTATTCGACCTGCTCACAGCCCAGATAGGTTTTCTTGAGGTTCCGCTTTACCCATTCTTGCGTAGCGTCAGTGCGCCCGGACTTAATCAGGTATTCGCTGATTTCGCCGTACCACATATGGGAGAGGGAGTTCTGATTGAGACTGCGTTTTTCTTTCCACGGCTTGAGGATTAGCCGGTAACAGTCGCCGGATTCGAGCAGGGGTTGAAGCTGTTGCCCGATGGAGTTGAAATTTGATCTGTGAAGCCTGATGCCCTCTTTTGGTATCTCCATAGGATTACTGATATGATTGGTAATTATGTAATTTAAGGTT